CACTCCCTTGTTTATTCATCAAGATAGTGTAAATTTACTAAAGGAATTGAAGAATTATCGGTGGAAAACCGATAGAAATGGCAATAAACTTGATTCACCCGTCAAATTTGGTGACCACATACTTGATGCCTTACGATATAGCATTTTTAGTAAGTTAACAATCCCTAAGATAACTTGGGGGGCAATATAAATGAAAATGGGTCTATTTGATATTTTTGGTAAGAAGAAGGGGTTGAATCCGAATCAAAATGTTCCTCCTTCGTTTCAAGGTATAAATGGTGCGGTTCTCCAACAATACAATCAAGAGTCTTATGTAAAGGATGGCTACCTTGGCAATGCTGATGTGTATGCCATTGTGAGCTTTCTTGCAAGAAAGTCAGCCAGCATCCCTTGGTATGTGTACCGACTGAACAATGGCGAGAAGGCAAGGACATCCTTGATGCGTTACAAGCAACTTTCTCGTGGTTTGCAAGCCGGACAAGGTGCTTACGAGCAAGCCATCATGGCGAGGAAGAACGCATACTCAGAGAATGTGGTGATGGGTACTCCCTTATCAAATCTCCTTGAGAGACCCAACCCTGGCCAAGCACAGGATCAGTTCCTTGAGAACCTAATTGGTTACCATTTCCTCTCTGGTGAGGGTAACATCTACGGCAACACCGGAATAAGCGGTGAGAAGGTGTTGGAGATGTTCGTTCTTCCAACGCAGTTCCTTGACATCTACCCAGACCCAAATGACCTATATGGCATCCTTGGGTATAAGCTAATGGTTGACCAAGGCATTGACATAGAGAAAAGTAGGGTGTGCCAATGGAAAACATGGAACCCAGACTTTAATGCAAGCACAAGAAGCCATCTTAGAGGATTATCACCATTGAGAGCATCTTACAAGACTCTGAGAATGTCAAATGCTGCTGCTGATGCCTCTGCGATGATGGCATACAATGGTGGTGCAAAGGGAGCATTGACACCTAAAGTTGTGGGTTCAATCTCTGCTCAACCATCAATGGAGCAAGCCAACTTAATTAAGAGGAAGCTCAATGATGATGTGAATGGTACACAAAACAAAGGAAGGATTGATGTGCTTCAAACACCTTGGGACTATCTTAATTTTGGATTGAGTAGTGTTGATATGGAATTGGTCAAGACAATGCAAATGTCAATGCACCAATGGTGTAGGGTATTCGGTTTGCCTGCTGTGTTGTTTGACACAGATACATCAAGCTACAACAACTACCAGAACGCGATGCGTGACCTTGTGACCAACACAATTGTACCAAAGTTGTGCCAATTGCGTGATGAGCTGAACAAGTGGTTAGTGCCACAATATGGTGAGGACTTGTATATTGATTTTGATATTACTGCATTGCCAGAGATGCAACAAGACATGGAGAGGATGACCCGTTCACTTCGTGATGCAAACTGGTTGACCTTTGATGAGAAGCGCGTAGCGATGAACTACTCAGAGAAAGAAGGTGCTTATGAGTATTCTTATGTAAATGGTGGACTTGTAAGGCTTGATCAAGTTGGGATGGATTTAACTGTACCTGATGGAACAAATAACAGCATGGACTTCGGACGAGATGATATGGTCAATGGTGATGACTCTGCATCCCAAAACGGTGTCGGAGAGGAAATGCCGAACTGAACAAATGATGATGGCCAAACTAAGGTTGTGGCATAAAAAAAGACTCGAAGATGAACGCGAAGCAGCGAGAGCAATATTGGTTGAAAGTGGAGAGGTTGAGAAACCAACTTGATGCCAAGTATATTGCTCTTTTTGCAACTGCGATTGACAAGGACTTGAAGCGGTTCATTGTGATGTTAAGAAGAATGGGCCGGAGGCAACAAGGAGCATGATGGGTACTTATGCGTGGAATGAGGAGATGTTCACCATCATGCAAGAGTTGTACAAAGAAGCTGCCATACTTTTCGGAAATGCGAGTTATAGGGCGGTGGGAATAATGAGCAGGAAGGCAAGCAATCCATTTGGCTTAAATTTAGATTGGGTTAATGAGATGCTTACTTTTTTAACTAAATTTGGACTGCAATTGGTCGCTAACATGACCAATACTACTAAAGTTAAGATTGACACTATTATTTCTCTTGGGATAGCAGAAGGGTTGAGCAGTGATGAGATTGCACAGTTGATAATGGAGGATGAGGAGCTTGGCTATGCCAAGATGAGGGCAACAAGGATAGCGAGGACTGAGGTGATGAGGGCAAGCAATTATGCTGCGTTTGTTGGAGCAAGCAAGCATGACTTCTTGGTTGACAAGATTTGGATTGCAACAAGAGATAGCAGAACGAGAAGGATACCCAAAGACTCTTATGATCATTGGGATATGGATGGGCAGATAGTTGCATTTAATGAGAACTTCACCAGTAGAGATAAACTTGGGAGACCTGTTGTGGCTGAGATACCTGGAGACCCAAAAAGTCCTAAAGGATTTACTATAAATTGTAGGTGTACGGTTGGATTTATTCCAAAACGTGATGCCAATGGTAGGTTAATTTTAAAACAGTAACAATGCCGATATATAGTTGCGGTGACGGAACATTTAGGATAGGAGACGGAGAGTGTATGTACAGATCAAGAGCAAGTGCTGAACGTGCTTATGTTGCATATCTTGCTCAAGAGGATGATGACAATGATGACCGTAAAAATACTTACAAAGAAGAAACGTACAATGACTACCCAGAAGCTGCAACCAACAATGCAAAAAGGGTGTTGAAGTGGAGGGATGAGTATGGAGATGAAGTCACTGGGATGACAAGTGTGGGGTGGAACAGAGCTAACCAACTCGCCAACAGAGAAAGACTCAGTAGGGAAACAATAGCAAAAATGGCTGCTTTTGAAAGGCATCGTAAAAATGCTGAAGTAGCACCAGAGTTCAGAGATACTCCTTGGCGAGACAATGGTCATGTGGCATGGCTTGGTTGGGGAGGAAGTGCAGGTATAGAATGGGCGCAAAGAAAATTAAATCAAATAGACAATAAAAAAAGTATGATATACAATTACAAATCATTTGAAGCCAATGTCAAGGATGTTGACTCAAAGAAAGGAGAGGTAAGCGGTTATTTTTCTGCATTTGGTATGGTTGACTCCGATGGAGACATCATGATGCCAGGTGCATTCAAGAGGTCAATCCAAGATTGGGGGCCAGAGGCAAAGGGTAGGGTAAAGCACCTATTGAACCATGATCCAAGCAACCAAAGTAAGTATATCAGTTGCCAAGTCCTCTGGAATAGTGCTGAATCCGCACTGATACTTTATGACATATACCCCTGCCGTATAAACCCATATCTTACCGCCTATCACCTCAAAGTCAGTATTTTTGGTTAATACTTCGTAAGTATTCATACCTGTTTTTAACTTAACCTCATCAACACAAAGCAATGATGGAGGTAGATAGAGAAATGGCTGCATCTACTGAGCAAATGGCTACTACTGCTAAGTCTTTATTCCCAGGTGGTAATCCTGCTATCAATGGTGAAACACAAAAGTATGCTGAAATAAGGGCATCGATAAGGGCAGAGAAAAATAGACCTTATAATTATAGCTTAGTTGCAGGAAAAAGTGGAGATGATATGCCTGCATATATTGAGTTCGGAACTGGTAGGTATTTTCCAAAATACCCTGGAAAGGATAAAGAGTGGCAAGACTTGGCTAAGCAATACTACAAAAACGGTAAAGGTTGGATGTATCCATCTCCATATTTTTACCCAAGTGTTACAAGCGGTATTGTATCGCTTGTAAATAATATAAAGCAGATATTTAAGAGGAATGAAAGATTGTAGCAATAATATAAGGGTTCAGTACCTATCAAAGCTAAATGGTAACATATCTTACGGAGGTAAGAATGTTCCAGTTTATGGAACTGACTCATTTCAGACTGTTCCTGAAAACTATGTCATTATTGGTGATATAACAGAAACGGCAGACAACAATAACCAATTGTTCGTGACTGGTGCTGATGTGGTAATTGATATATTCAGCGAGCAGTACATGACAAGAAATAATAGTATTATTGATAATATTGCTGACCAAATCTTAACTTTGTTAATACCTACTACTGGTGTTCAAGATATAGGCGATGATGAATTTCAGATTTATGCCACAGCAAGAACATCGTCACGTTACTTGACTATGCAAGAAGGAAACAATTTTATCAATAGAAAGATATTAATAATCAACAATTCAATAATTCAAAAATAGAATAATATGCCACAGCAAATTTTAGGATCATTGCAGAATGTAGAGATTGATGTAACCGGAGGTTCATCATACAAAAATCTCGTATGTCTGCGTACATCATCAGTAAATACAACTGTTGATTCAACAACCGAGCAAACAAATTGCGGGCCAATGACAAGTGTTGCTGATGCAACAGCAAGTGTTGACTTTGATGCAATTTGCGAAGTATCTCCAACGATTTCTCAGATTTCTTATGAGGATTTGCTTG